GGCTTCAAGTCCGTCGGGCAGTTCGACGCGGCCCAGCCCGGCGTGTTCCTCGACCCGATCCAGTTCAACATCCGGGCGATGGCGCAGATCACCGACACCCCGCTGCGGATGTTCGACCCCCAGTCCAACCAGCGGTCCGGCGAGTCCTACCGCGAGGAAGACGGCCCGTTCATCTCCAAGGTGGAGAACCGGCAGACGTCCTACGGCGCCACCTTGCATGAGGCCTTCGTCTACGCGCTGCGTCTCCTCGGCGTCGACGAGCCCGTCGTCAACGTCGACTGGGTGCCCGCCAAGTCCGTGACCGACGCGCAGGGCTGGCAGACCGTCGAGTCGAAGATCCGGGCTGGGGTACCGCGCAGGCAGGCCCTCATGGAGGCCGGCTACCGGGCCGAGCAAGTCGACGCCTGGCTGTCCGGCACCGACGACGCCGAGCTGCAGCGCCGCGTCGACGTCCTCGCGTCCCTGGCCGACAGCGCGCAGAAGCTCGGCGCCGCGGCCGCGCTCGGTGTCATCACCAGCGAGCAGGTCACCGCGCTCATGACCGGTGCGATCAACGATCTCGAAGCGCTCGCGCAGGTGCAGGAGGAGGTGTAATGCCGTACTCCAGCGAGCACCTGACCCGTCTCGTGCAAGACGACCACACCGGCGAGGTCGTCGACTTGGAGAACCGGCTCGCCGGGCGGGCACTGCTCGGCAGTGATCGGGCATTCGAGGAACTGATCCGCCGGACCCTCGCCGCGTGGACCCGCGCTTTCGGCGGCCCCGACCACCCGGCGCTCCCTGGGGACGTGCTGCGCAGGATCATCGCCGCAGCGCAGGCGGCAGTGCGGCGCATCCTCGGGGATGTCGCCGAGCGTGCGCCCACGGCTCTCGTCGGCGGACTCAACCCGGCGTTGGCGATGGGGGTGCGGCAGGGCACCGAGTTCGTGCGGGCCGCGTCCGGCCGCCGTCGGCGGGAACCGAAGGTGCCGAAGGTCAGCAGGGTCCTGCGGGATGAAGCACACCGGATCCGGGACCTGGTGATCGAACGCCGCGACCGCGCCCTGCACTTGCTGCATCCGGTCAGGGTGTCCCGCTGGTCGCACATGCTGGCCGGGCTCGGCGCCGCCCGCGCTGCACTGCCCGCGGTACGCGCTCACATCGCGTGGGTCATCAACACCGCCATGCATCAGGGTCTGGACTCGGTCGTGCGAGCGACGGCACCGCTGCGCCTGTGGGTGTCGGAGGCGGACGCGTGCGTGCGCTGCCTCGCCTACACCGGCCGTGTCGTCCGGGCGGACGAGCCGTTCCCAGGCGGCCTGTCGTGGGACCCCCGCCAGCGTCGCGCCAAGGCGGCCGGCGTCGACGGGCCACCGCTCCACGCGCACTGCCGCTGCCGTGCCGTCCCCTGGTCCGACGCCTGGACCACCGACGGCACCCCGTTCCCCGAAGCGCTGCGCCGCGAGGCAGAGCGGTCGATCGGCTACGGCCTCGGCCGCCCATCGGAGTCCCGCGCCGTTCGGCTCCGCGCGGCCCGTGAACTGCTGCGCACCGTCGATGACCTGCTGCCCGCGGTCGAGGCCCGCGCCCGCACCGCGCTCAGGACCGGCCGGTTCCCAGCCGCCGCATAGATCCCCCGGCGCCCGCCGATGGGCCGCCGCCGAACCCCGTGATGGGAGACACCAGATGGGCATCCACACCACCGCCCGGCACGCTCGCGGTATCAGCCTGCCGCCCGGCACCATCCTCGGCTACCGCACCGACGGCCGGCCGATCCACGTCATCGCCGGCGGCGCCGACGACACCGACGACGGCCCGGACGTCGAGGTCCCCGACGACGAGCCGGAAGAGGAGTCGGAGGACGAGGAGGAGCCGGAAGCTGAGGACAAGCCGAAGCCCAAGCCGCCCGCGAAGAAGGATGAGCCGGCGGACGACTTCAAGCCGCCGTCCAAGGACGAATGGGCGCGCACGCAGGCCGCGTTGAAGAAGGCCAACGAGGACGCCAAGCGGCACCGGCTCCGCAACAAGGAGCTGGAGGAGAAGGCCCGCGGGGATGAGACCGAGCACGAGAAGGCTTTGCGGGAGGCCCGCGAGGAGGGCGAGAAGCGGTACCGCACGCCGCTGGTGCGTACCGCGGTGCGGGGCGCGCTGGTGGAGGCGGGGGCGCTGGCGTTCCTGCAGGAGGAGAAGGACCCCGACAGTAGCTCGGCGCGGGAGAAGGGCGAGTCTCGGCTGAAGCGGCTGCTGAAGCTGGTCGACCTGGACGGCCTGGACGTGGACGAGGACGGGTCGGTGTCCGGGCTGGAAGCGGCGGTCGACGACCTGCGGAAGGACTACCCGGAGCTGTTCGCGGCTCCGGTGCGGAAGCCGAAGCCGCGGCCGACGGGTGCTCCGAAGCCTGCTGCGGTGGAGAAGCCCAAGAGCACGGCGGAGTTGCACGCGGCCCGACTTCTGGGCAGGGCTTGACATTCGAAGGTATCTTGGTGGCATCAGCTTTGATTCGGTGATCGGATCGCGCTGAAACCTTGCTTGCGAAGGCGCCCGTGATGGGGCCCGAGCCGACCAGCTTCCCCATCACGCCGCCCGCAGGAGGGCACAGTGGCACGCAACACCATGGAAGCGTGGATTCCCGAAGAGTGGGAAACCTCGCGCGTCGTCCAGTCCATCACCCAGATCTCCGCCGTCGAGGCACTCGCCGCCCGCATCACCATGGGCTCCGACACCAAGCACGTCCCGCGCACGGCCGGCATGTCGGTCGCGGTCGTCGCGAAGGGCGGCACCTACGGGGAGGACACCAGCCTCAACGACGAAGTCCTGCTCTCCGCGATCAAGTTCGGCCAGGCCGTCCGTATCGCCGAGGAGGACATCGACGACTCGGTCGCCAACGTCATCGAGGCGAAGATGGTCGGCTGGGGCAAGTCCTACGCCAAGATGATCGACAACGCCTCCCTCGCCGTCAGCGCGGCCAGCAACGGCACGACCGTCCCGTTCACCAGCCTCTACCAGCTGCTGAACACCACCGATGCCAACGTCGGCTACACCGGCGGCACGAACATCACCACCGCCGCATCGTCCGGCGCGCCGAGCTACGCCGAGTTCTCCACCGCGATCGGCAGCGTCGAGACCGGCGACTACTTCGACCCCAGCTCCATGGTCGCCATCGCCCACCCGGCGTTCCGCAACAGCATGCGAAACGTCAAGGACTCCCAGCAGCGCCCGATCTTCGTCCAGGGCACCGCCGGAACCCCCGACACGATCTTCGATGTGCCGGTCCGCTGGAGCCTGGGCGCGAAGCTGTCCGCCACGGCCACGCCGTCGCCGACCGGCCGCCCGATCATGGCGTTCGTCAACCCGGAGCTCATGCTGCTGGGTGTCAGGAGCGGCCCGGAGTCCGTGTTCATCGACGGTCGGGATGGACTTAGCGCTTTGACCGACGAGTCGATCCTGAAGATGCGCGCCCGCCGCGGCTGGGCCTACGGCCACCCCAACGGCGCGTCCATCCTCGTCGGCTGACCCCGTTCCCCGCACCGCCCGACGGCTCCGGGCGGTGCGGCGGCCAACAAGGGAGGTGAGCCGTGGCAGCAGCGAAGAAGACCACCAGCAGCGCGCGGGCGCGCCAGCACCCGGCGAAGGCCGGCGAACCCCAGGTCGAGGTCGACAAGCGGTCCGCCGACGGCAGCGAGGGAACCCGCTTCGTCAAGGAGTTCGTCGTCCAGGCGGCACGGTGGAACGACCAGGACTACCAGCACGAGGCCAACCGCGCCGGCGTCGTCAACGAGGCGATCCAGCGCGGCCTGCACCCGCGGGGCGACGTGCGTTTCGACGGGCAGGAAGAGCACCCCGACGGGGAGTCGCTGGTGCTGACGTACTCGGTGGACACCGTGCCCGCGTCGGTCGACCAGCACCCGGAGGAGACCACTACGCCGCGCAAGGTGATCGAGGGCGAGGGCTGACATGGTCAACGCCTGGTGCACGGCGCAGGACGTCATCGACGCCACCGGCGTCAGCGTGACGGACCAGCAGCTTGCCCAGGCGCAGGCCGCGATCGAGGTCTTCAGCAACCGAATCTGGACCGACACGGACCGGATCCGGACGCGGGACCTCTACTGGCTGGGCCAGGCCGTCGCCTACCAAGCAGCGTGGCTGGCAGGCCAGTACGGGCTGGAGACGCGGCTGGATGCCACGCAGATCCAGCAAGATCAGGTCTCCACCACGCTGGCAGACGACGGCCTGGTCCTCGCACCGATGGCGAAGCGTGCCCTGGGCCGGGTGTCGTGGCGGCGGTCCCGGACCGT